TCATAATGCCTCCTTTTTTACTTCAATCCGGCTGCTTCCAGAAGAGCGTCCACCCTGTCTGTCTTTTCCCAGGGAATCCTTTACGGTCGAATATGAGCATTGATGATAATCGCTCAGCACTGAAAAACTAGGAGCGTGCCATATTTTTCCGTCCTCTGGATTGTAACGATTGGCATTTGCCTTCCTTTTATTGAGTTGTCCGCCGCAATAAGCGCAAAGATTGTCATTCTCGCAATAGCAGGATACTCTGACTATAAGAAAATCATCCATTATCTTATTTAGATCAAGACACTTTCCTTTGTAATCTCCACATACCGGACAGATCACAAGCCCCTTAGGAAGTCCGTTTTCCTGAAAACCCTGAAGGCATATTATTTCTTCATGTGTCGCTTTCCGGCCTCCCTTTGAGAGGTTTCCTACAATATAACCTGACGTTCCGTTTCTTTGGATAAAGTCTTTAAGTTCTTTCTCTCTCAGCAAAAGATCAGCATCAGCTGGCTGTTCCTCGGAGAGCAGCAGCCGGCCCGTTACAAAATGCCCCCCACCCTTGGGGCTTTGTTCTAAAAAACGCGGTTTATTCTCCGGTAAAAAATACACACCCTTATTCTCATTCAGCACAAGGAAGACCCCTAATTTGTTAGCGTCCGTTTGAGCTTGCGCAAGTCGAAAGAGATCTTCAGGATTGTTTTGTTTGGAGAGAAGGTTGATGTGAAAAAACCAGTCTTTGATAACAATCATCAAATAAGGATACCCCTTGAAAAAAGGTTTTTGCTCCCTGCAATCATTTTCATTCTTTGAATTATTTTTGTTCATAATGCCTCCTTTTTCTGTTAAATTTGTTAATGTCAGTTCCGGACATCATTTCCTATTTCCCGGAGCTGAAAAACCATAACCACCAATGACAAGGCGGTCATACCTGTCCCAAAAACAAAAAACCCGCGCCAAGAGGCAACGGGTTCATTAATAAAAACACATTGGCCTTTAGCACATTTTTATAGCGGAGCAAGTAACCTGTTTAAATCGCCGCTGTTATTTATTTAGTCATGCTATGTTTCTCATCTCATGTTCATCGTCCAAATATTGTTTCCTTTTTTACTTCAGTCCAGCAGTTTCCCGAAGATCTTTCACACGGTCTGTTTTTTCCCACGGGAAACCATTGCGGCCAAAGTGGCCATAGTTGCAACTCTTGCGATAAATCCACCCTTTTGGCGCGGTGAGTCCCAGGTCCTTGATCATCATAGCCGGACGGAAATCAAATATTTTGCCATCCATAAGAATCCGGGCAATCTTATCGTCATCAATTTTCCCCGTGTCATAGGTACTGACATTGATACTGAGCGGTTTGGCTACACCAATCGCATAGGCAATCTGAATCTCGCATTTGTCGGCCAGTTTCGCGGCAACAATATTCTTGGCGGCGTAACGGGCATAATAAGCAGCGGAACGATCCACTTTTGACGGGTCTTTACCTGAAAAAGCACCGCCGCCATGTGATCCCACGCCTCCATAGGAATCCACGATAATCTTACGACCTGTAACACCAGCATCGCCGCATGGACCGCCAATAACAAACTTGCCCGTCGGGTTGATGAAAAACTCTGTCCGGTTGGTCAGAAGTCCCGTTTTATCGAGAACGTTATGCGCAACATCTATCAAATCTTTACGTATTCGTTTTAGTGGTACATCGCGGGTCTGATGGGAAATTACGACTGTTGTAATTTTAACAGCTTTTCCATCCTCGTGTAACACGCTAACCTGCGCCTTGGAATCCGGGCGGAGATATTCAATAACCTTCTCCTTGCGAATCCGGGTTAGTTCCTCCAATAAGCTGTGTGCAAACATGATTGGGGCAGGCATTAATTGAGGTGTTGCGTTGGATGCATAGCCGAACATCATGCCCTGATCGCCTGCGCCCTGATTTTCAATGGGCCCACGGTCTACTCCTCTCTCGATATTCTCCGACTGCTTATGAATAGCGCAGACGTAGTTAAAAGTGTCGTAACTGAATCCCTCGGAGGGATCATCGTAACCGATGTCCTCCACGACATTACGTGCTATCATCTGCGGATTGATCTTTTTCCAATTCTTGCAGGAAATTTCTCCAAGATTAACTACGAGATTTGGCCCCACAGCGGTCTCGCAACCCACATGGGCATGTTCATCCTGTTCCAGACATGCGTCCAGAATTGCGTCGGAAATCTGATCACATACTTTGTCCGGATGTCCTTCCGAAACCGATTCCGATGTGTAAATATGGCGTGTCTTCAATTTACTCATGTGATTTTCCTTTCTTTTGTAAATGGTTGTTTTAAAGCCCTTAAAAACAAAAAACCCGTGCCAAAAGGACACGGGTCATAAAATCAATTATGTTGCCAGCCTTTAGCACATTTTTATAGCGGAGCAAGTAACCTATCTAACTCACCGCTGTTAATTATATGATACGCCTTTCTCAGATTTTGTCAAGACATATTACCTACTCCCGGGAAAACAATAATAGGAAGAAATGCTTGTTGCTTTCACATAGCGTTAGCGATCCGTTGGAACGCCTTGTTAACTGGTTAACTTCCAAACCGACTCCGGATATGAAAGATAATAAATAGAATTGAAACCATAGGTATTACATATAATATTATCCTTTAAGCGAGCTTTGCCTGAATTGAACAGTCCGTCACTCACAAGGAGCAACCTTACGTCTGATATATTCTTTGAATACTTTTGAAGATTCTTTGCTTTCTCAAATATGACTCTTTCAATAATATCTTTATTAATAGGAGGCACAAAACCGACTTGATCAGACACATAATTCCATCTTTTGTATTCGCCTAATTGATCTGAAAGTCTCAAAACATAAATTACACAGCCGTTATAGGGCTCAATCCGTTTTTGTTCAAACTCCGATAGTTGCGATGCCTCCTTTGTAATCGAGCTCAATAACTTATCGTGATGACCGATATAACCCAATAAATTAACTCTGATGGCGGAACCATTTGACTTGTAATAAACATCGGCCAATTTTTGAATATTCTTCAGGTTATTCTTTTCATTAGCTTTTTTTGTAGATCCCTTGCTTGACTCGTCGAGATATATTTCTCTGACCTCTAACCCAAATTTCCCTAATTCTGTTGTCACTATCAGGTCAGGCCAACTGACTTCATCAGGAGAAGGTGCTACGGCCCAAGACTCTTTAAGCAACTCACCTGTTCTTTTGGCATAAGTCAATTCAAGACTTTTCTGATTTTGCGAGGTCATGATTTATCTTTATACACAACTTTTTAATGAAGATGGATTTTTAACGATTACTGGTTATAACATAGCATAAAAATAATATTTTGAAAAATAAGACTTACAGGAAGGAAGCATCACTCGGATGAATCGAATTAACTCTGATAATGAGCATTAATTAAAGATTAAAATTCCGGCACTTTGACGGATAGATGCTTTTCAAACCATTCCGCGACCAGGCGGCGGTGACAGTCTTCGCCGGGTTTTTCCCAACACAACAAGATTACATCTTCGCCCAGATCGTCCAGGACTTTGGCTGGGTCTAGTTTACCAAGCACGTCGCGCTGATACTCTTTGACATATGCCGGCCAGGATAAACCTGCCCTGAAGCGATTGAGTAAGTCTATCGACGGCGCTAATAAAATATACCGGCGGCGGCCAGCCCACCAGCGCGGCGGCCAGCGTGCAATGCTAACGGCGTTTGGATTGTCTGCTATTGTTTTATTTCCGAAATTTGATGTTTTCACTATTTACCCCTTAATTATATTATACTTTTTTTATTTGTGTTTATCAAGAGAAATATAAAATAATATCGCTTACTTATCATTATTTTTTCATTCTCAATTTTGGCATGTATTTTGTCCAATTCAATACGCGGCATTTAAAGGCTTCTCTTTTTTTTGTTGTTTTTTATCCCCGCCAACATAGTGGTGGTAAGGGTTTACGGTCGCTCTCTAACCCTTTATGGATATGGGTTTACTCTTACAATCGCCAACATAGTGATAGTAAGGGTTTCTTTTTTTATCCCCCGCCAGCCCAGTGTGGTATTGAGCTAGACGTCGCTTTAAAATGGTCGCCACTCAATTATTTTAAAGTTCCCCTTGTGAGTATATGCATGTCATTTTTAAAGTATTTTTTGTCGTTTCTGATCTTGTGGCATGGTTTTTGTCCACGTCATTTTGTCAAAAACTTTGATCGAGCAACAGGCCAAGTAGAAGGTGACCTCGGCGTTGCGGCCGATTTTGGTTCTATATCCGGATCAAAAAAATCTTCCGGGTTGACTTTCCTTTTTTCTATAAAATCTTTCAACGATTGTTCCGATACGCGAACGGAGCGACTACCGACCTTTATGGCCGTCAGAGATCCTTCAGCGATCAGGTCGTAAATATGCCGTTCTGTGCAGCTGAGCAAATCAGCTACAACATGCAGTGTCAAATATTTATCTTGGATCGATGTCATTCAATTCCTTTATTCACCTATCTCATAATGTGGAGCATTATCGCCGTCTCATCCATGATGATTTCGCAACCACCGGTTTTTCACTTTTCGATTTATTGTCCGCCGCGGATAAGGTTTGTTGTCTGAGACGCTCAGCTAACAGCCGCAGACCGCCGCCGGGAAATTCCATCTCGACGCAAACCGACGCCAGGATTTCCGCATCGAACAAATGATTAGGACGTTGGTGAGGGTTAACCCATTCCTCCGCGCCTTTATCGACAATTTGTTTTTCTTCGGCCAGGATTTGCTCAGCATAATCCGCTCCGGTACCGGCGTGCAGAAATGCAGCGCCAGGCAAATTACGCGTGTCTTCCTGAGCGGCAAGTTGCAAACGATAATGGAACTGATCTTTGGCCTTTTGGGTATCGACATGCAAAAGCCTGAGCGCTGCGGGTAATTTTTTGCCCGAAGGAGTGGACATTATTGGTTCGCCAATTTTTAACATTCCCGGAAGTGAATTTGTTGCGCCCTTAGTTCCCCAAAGAGCGACGCCGCCGCGTCCGCGGTTTTTTATAAGCCAATAATACGCTTCTTCTGTCATGCTCATGCCCTCATATTTCTCGCCGCCGCCCGTATCCTTACAGGCGCGAAAGATACGCATTTTGCGGTCTGTATCGCCGACCGGATAACTGGATTCGTAAATTAGTTTTTCGACTTCATCTTCCGTCTCCAGAAAGCCATAATGGATCAGCCAACTGGTGAGTTCCGCCGTCCATGCCCTCACAACAAACCAGAAGCCGTGTTTTTGCTTGTCAATGCCGCATGTCAGCGCAATCGCGGATTCGGGAACGGTCTGCGGAGCCAGGTCGCAGCGGGCCGCTAATATCTGCGCTTCGTTTTTACTGATGATGGTAAGTTTCCACGGTTCGGCCAAATGTTTATTGCAAAAGTCTTTCAATTTATTGATGTCGCTTTGGCCTTTTAGGAATGCTGCGGCAATGGTCGAAAAGGAAATAAATGGCGATATCCAACTGGGAATGTGGAAGCCGATCTTTGCCGGACGGTTTATCCGCAGGTATTCCATGAGTTCAACTTCGCTTTTTCTGTCGCGCCATCGGCCATGACGAACAGCGCGGTCTCGGTCATAATCATTCCAATGCGCAGAACACTGAGGGCACTCATACCAGGCGAGTTTTTCGGATTCGATTGTTTCGGCGGGAAGGGAATGATAATCGCCTTTTTCATCCGGTTCCTTTTCGTGTTCCCATTTGATATTCTTAAAAATCATTTTGTGATGATGGTCGCAAAACGGGCAATTAACGTGATAATCGAAAATGACCTGGGCTTCTTTGGTTAATGCTTGCCAGATGTTTCCTGATTCGATTGTCGGCGTGCTGATTTTCCACTTTTTACAGTTGTGACGATATGTGATTGCACGAGCTTCTCCCAGGGATATCGGATCGGTTTCACGCTTTCCGGCTGTGTCGGGGTATTTATCGATTTCATCAAATACCAGATACCTGATCGGTTTATTAGCCAGCCGGGAGGCGGAACGTGCCCACGCCATGTAAAGTTGCATATGCTGGAGGCTAATGCGCAACATGCCCGCGTCATCGTCGATACCGGTCATGTAGGATGCCAGGCGCCGGCTGGATTTAATCATGGGCTGGATTCGGTCCTGACAGTTTTCTTTGGCCGTCAATTCGTCGGGGTAGATAAAGAGCACGGGGCCAGGATCGCGGTCTATGGCATATCCGATGCAATTTAGGGTTGATTCCGAGGCGCCCACTTGAGGGGCTTTGCATAAGATAGTGGTTTGCACGGACGGGAAAAAAGAGGCATCCATGATTCCGGCCAAGTAGGGTGTAACTTCATTTTTCCATCGGCCGGGCAGCACCGACATTGTAACATTACGATGCAATTCAGCCCACTTTGATACTAATATTTTTTTATGCTTGCGGAAGATGCGCCGTTCACTTTCGGAAAATTTAATTCGGTGCCGGATTTCGCCTTCTTGCTTAAGCATTGCAGGAGGCAGCCAGGGGGAGTTGCGGGGTATGTGGATAGTGTTTACGTTCATAATATTTCTTCTACCGAGTCGCTTCGCTCCGGGGATCGTTCTCTGGGATTATTTTCATGATCCACAGGCTCACTATCAATTACGACTTCATATTCCCTACTGCTCGCATAATGGTTGATGTGTTCATCAATATCGTTGCTCATCTTATTGATTAGCTCTCCCACTTTCCGCGTGTCGCCGCCGGACAACTCTATCCAATCGGAGACGTTAGTTTGCACCCAATGCTTTAATCCGGCAATTAATATCCCGGCGCGCGTGGCTAGTTCGATTTCCATCTGCTCACGGGGAATATATAGGCCGCGGTCTTTTTCGTAATTAAATGTTTCTCGGTCATTTTTGAGTGTGAGGTTTCTTAATTCGGCTTCGAGTTTTTGCCTTTGTAATTCATCGAGGCCCTCCTGAAGACGTTTGCCGGTCGCCTTTTTTTTGAGCCAGGTTTCTGCGTACTTCTCTATAGATTTTTGCGTAAAAGTTCCGTCAACCTGTCTTAGCAATTTACGCTCAATCTTTATGTGCCGATTTAAGGTAGCTTTGGATGTTTTCCATCCATTTTCTTCAAGATATTTTAAAATGGATTTTTCCGTAGAATATTTTTCATCGGATTTTTCGCCGCCCTGAGCCAATCTGAATTTTTCCAGAGCTTCCTGCGCAGAGTTCATATTCCGATAATTTTGAGAAGACGGGTCTTCCTTAACATTTATTTGTGTCTTCAAATAGGCATTAAACAGTAATATACCTTTACTCTTTATATCATCGGGTTTGCCGTCGATTAATTTTTCGAGTTCTTCTTTTTGCATAGTTTAATTTTTTATTTTACTTTTTTTTCGCCAATTGGCGAAATTACTTTTATTAGGTTCTTCCAAGTAATTTCCTGATCAGGATGATTTAAAATATATTCCCGGACTTCTTTTTCGTGAAACACTAAATGGTTAATCCGGCCCGCGCCGCCGTATTTGCCATTACGCAAGAGGGTAAAACGTCCCGGTTCATTGATAATTTTAACGCCGGGATTGTCGCGCAGGAGCTTCCAAAGCTCAGCTAAAAGCGGTGGTGTGCCTTCTGGTGGCGACTGGATATTCCGGATACCGGCCTGCGCCGGTATGACGGCGGAGATCGTCAATACTGGCGGCAGCCCTGCTCTTATCCACTGTCCGAGGTCTATCCCCATTTGATACGCTTCGCCCGGATCCTTGCCTCTGGGTACGGGCCACCGATCGCAATTATCCGGAAATTGTTCCGCCCACCATTTAATGGCTCTCTGTGCCGCTGTCTTTCCGCCTCCCACATCACCATAATCAAGGGCGTTGAGTATCTGTACAGCCCCTTTTAAAATGGCGTAGGCGGCAGCGTCAGGTTTTCCTTCGAGTGTTCCCAAGGCGACGGTTCCGGCCAGATCGGTGGACGCGGCGCAGGCGATGGCATCGAGTTCGGATTCGACAAGGATAAATGCCTTGCGTTCGGCGCCGATGACCATTGTGGCTTTAGATGAACCCCAAATAAAAATATAAGGATCGGGATATTCCTCGGTACGATGTTCTTCCGGTCGGCGGATTTTGATGCGAATAATTATTTGTTTTTGTTCCTGGATTCCCGCCTGCGCGGGAATGACACATAGAAGTGGAATTACTAATCCTCTGGGTATCCACAATTTGCGCGACTTCCCATTTTCTTTTTTCTGATCAGGCAATCCCCACGCGGTATGGTGACGGAATATGTCCTTGCCGTCTTCGCCGGGATTCCAGCCGAGGCGCGCTTGTTCTGCGGCTTCGGCGCTAATGCCGCGGGAGGCCAGCCAGGACAAGGCAGATTTGTTTTCTTTAAGATTACCTTGTGCCCAGGTGATAAATTTCTGCGCCCTTTCCTGCCACAAATCGGTTGGGTTTTTATATTGTGTCGGTTCGAATTCTCTTTTTTCCGGTGGCGGGGTAAAGTCCGTCGGGCGATCCGCCATAGTTATATCAAGATAGGCGCAAGCATCTTTAAAATTCATTCCTTCAAAATCAATAAGGAACTGGATATTGTCACCCGCTTTCAGGCAAGACCGGCACCAATAACTCCCCTTACCATCGTTCTGGTTCGGCCAAATATGAAAGCGATCACTCTCCTTTGGTCGTCCCCCATCACCACATCCCGGGCACGGACCGTGCCATTCGCCGCCGTGCGTTGACGAAACTTTCTTAAGATTCACTTTTTTTACTGCCAGGTCGTAGGTATTCATAATTATTTATGTGGCGGGTCAAATTGTTTGGGCCGCCACAGTTTTTTATTATTCGGATTGCCTCTTTTTACAGGAATACCTTCAATCAGATTTAGGGCAGCCGGCAAAATAGGGAGGATTTTCTTTTCATCATCATCTAATGCTTTCAAAGCCATTGTTGTGTTTGCGAGACCCAAGATACTACAGACATCTTTAGCAACCCACCATGGATCGTTCTGCTCGTCCAAAATGACACGTACGGGTCTGTCTTCGTAAATAAAGGGAATAATATTGGTGTTTTCGTTCATGATCTTTTCTCCTTTTTTATTATATGTAGATGGTTTATTTTTTAAAAATCTTCCTTTTCTTCTTCTTTTTTTTATATCTATTTATTATTATTATATATTTATATATATATTTAATATATACCCCACCCCTTAGGGACAGTTATCGATATTTGCAGGGAATCTCTAATCATTGATAATTAATAAAACCGCTCTGGCGTTCATATAGCGAAAACGCTCCCCGCCTCCCTAGAAAAAATCCACAAATCAGACTATCTACTCCGATCACTGAATGATTACGAATATTTATATGCTTTGAGCGGAAATGACGCAATTTTCTCATCTGTCCCTTGATTATAGGGACGAAGGGAGGCTTTGTTGACTTTTCCTTGTTTGTTTTAATAAATTTTAATAGATTTGCTTTCATACGTTTATAGCCTCCCCGCCTCCCTGATTAATGTCGCAAGTATCGCAAGGCGGTTCTGTGGGGGTTTTCTTTCCGAAGTGCAGATTCCGGCATTCAACACATTGAGTCGGCCATAAGGCAATGCCGTGATAAATGTTGCAGCCGTTGGATTTGGTTTTGCTGAATTTCATGGAGAGGTTTTTGCCGAATTTTGTGCCTGACCATTCTTTCTTTCCAATGTTTGAATTATACCAGGTGATGAATCGCGCATAGAGTATAGATGCTTTTTCATGAGCGCCCGGCTCAAGGAAGCAACATTCATCGATGAAGTCGGCTAGTAGATCCTCACGCCGGCGATATTCTTCGGACGCTTCCAGTATTGTACGAGGTGGATTTAGTCCAACCCGCTGCCATTCCAAACATCCCTTGACCAGCCAAGCTAATATCCCTGACGCTTCTTTGCGGAGCTGATCACCAAGATCAAGTATGGCCCGGCGCTCGTATTCGTTTTGAGGTTCCCGATTAACAAAACTGATATCATGCGGGATTAAATGAAAGCGTTCCCAGAATGCTTTATCATTGGGAGGGGCTTCGGGCTGTGTGTTAGTCTGCAAAAATAGTTTGTGCGTTGGCTTAAATCTGATTGGGCGCTTGTCGTTCGGCCAACGGCCCTGCAGTTCGTCGCCGCCGGTCAACCATTTTATCTTTGCGGCGCTGAATCGCTGGTCGTCATCAACCTCAGCGGCAAAAGCGAAGCGTAAACCTTTGAGGCTCATGGTGTCGGGCGATGGCCCGGCGGAGGATCGGGAAAACTTCTGGGATAGAAGCATTTCTGATGGGATCGATCCAGCCAGGGAACCCATCGCGTGACTGATCGCCTCTACGATTTTGGTGCGGCCGTTCCATCCCGACTTTCCGAATAATACCGGAAACACTTTCTCCTGCGTCAACCCGGTCATGGCATATCCAAAAAGCCGCTGGAGGTATTCGACCATTGATCTATCTGAATTTTCCTTGTCGCAGTTATGTATCTGCAACAGGGTTCTGTCCCAAAGGGGCGCTGGTTCGTCTATGTCTTTAAATTCAACAGGGCTGGCCAACGATAAGTAGTCAGACGGGCGGCCGGGCTTGATCTTTCCGGTGGTTAAGTCAATAACGCCATTGGCGCAGGGGAAAAGCATGGGCTTCTCGTCGAACTCTTCCCCGGCGATGGCTATCAGATTGTCTATGGTATGCGCGAATTTAAGAGTTGCGGTCCGGCGATTGTCGCCGCGTAACTGGCGCGCACGCTCCAGGAGTTTGTCACATTTTTTGCGGAGTTTATTTGATTCGTCCTTGTCATCGGTATTGGCACGCAGATCCGCTGTTGTTTTATATTCTTCAAGATATTTCTTGGCGACTTCATCAACCGCGGCTAAGGCTTCATCCAAAACGTCCAACGTCCAGAAATGTCCCTGCCATTTATACCATTCTCGTTGACTTTTACAGTAAAGGAATTTGTCCCGGAAAAGCGCAGCGTATAACATGCCGTCGCCCAGGGAATTGGAAAAAAGGCACTGCTGGATAAATTTACTATCTATCTGCGGTTTGTCATCCACCGCCGGGATTCCGGCGGCTTCCAGCTCAACGCGATTTTCAACCAGCCTATGGATGTTGTCATCTTTGTCGCTCATACTTTAATTTTTTCCTTTGCCCCGGTTCGTAAATACTCCGCAATTATTCCTGAAATCCCAAAGGCCCGATCAAAACCATAGTTATGTGGAGTTGGATTTTGGGGTTTCGCTACCCGTGTGCCGATCAGCTCCTGCCAAGGACCCACGGCCATTTTATCGGCGGCGACACCAGCTGGCCTACTCGCTGCGCTCTGTAGATACTGAAAAGGATTTTTTGCACAGGGGGTGCGGGGTTGGGTACAACGCGGAAACTCTACGTCTACTCCCGTGATATTTACATTATAAAATTTTATGAGTTGATTAATTGAGAACACTTAACCCCGCCTAATCTATCGTACTGTAATTTATTTCATGATATTATTATCTCATTCGTTAAATGGGAAGCCTGCGGCGTCTCATTTCGGATTGAAAATTTAATACCCGCCAATCTTTGAGGGATATTACTGCGCGTCATTTTATTTTTGGTGTATTCCTAACGCGCTCAATCAAGGCCTTTTTTTGCAAATCTGAAAGCAACCGGTGATAGGGAATAACATCATCCGCCAACCCCGTATCCACGGCGTTCTTACCAAACAACAGTCTGGCTTGTGTGTCCATGACAACTTTCTGATCAATCCCACGATTTCGAGATATTGTTTTCACTAACAGTTCATAAATTCTTTCGGTTTCATTTTGCGCAGCAATCTGCGCAGTTGTTGATAGGGGAGCGTGCGGGTTAAAATCGATCTTCCGAGTCCCAGAAAAAATAGGCGTATAATTTACCCCAAGATTTTTATCATATTGACTCTGGTCCACGTGCATGCAAATGACGCCGATTGAACCGACGCCTCCGGTGCGCGGAAGAAATATTTTGTCCGCTGCGGAGGCGATGGCATAGGCGCCGGAATAAGCCATTTCGTTGACAACGGCGTAAATAGGCTTAGCACCCCGGGCATTGAAGATTTCATCAACTAAATCAAATACACCGGCTACTTCACCGCCAGGGCTGTCGATATCAAAAACGATGGCGCCAATGCTAGGATCGGAAAGCGCGGCAAGGAATTGTTCCCTGATTGAATCGTAGGACGTGCCGCCGAAAATACAATCAATAATTAAGTCAATGAAATTTGCGTGATAATGCAAAATGCCCAGGATGGAAATGACGGAAATGGACCCATAGCGGATTGATCTATTATTTTGTTTTGCTTGTTGTATTGTTTTTAATTCCTCGTCAGGCACAGAGAGATGGGAGCTAGGTGGGCCATTAAGTGAAGCCAAAATCGTGGTTAAATTTTGTGGGCAAATCAGCGTTGGAATATTAGTTAGCCGTTTTGTAATAAGTTCCGCGGTGACATTTGCTTTATTTTTTTTAAAGTGCATTTTTATCATCCTCTTTAGTTTTACCAGACCGGCAACGATGATGGCAAATCCGACCGCGAGCACGACGCGGCAACGACGTCGCCTGAACCTGTAAATATTTTTAAATTCAAACAAGGTATTGCGCTCTCCTTATTTTCTGTAAACCTCAGTATTCAAACCTGTCATCCGGTCAAAGATCCCGCGCGGCGAATTCGCGAGATTGAATTCACGCAGAACCTGAAGCGTCTCTATACTAAGGGTGACATAAAAACGCGGATCTGTTCGAACAATATCGAAGGCTTTATCAAAGCAGTCTATTATTTCATGAGACTTTAATAACAACGAGTCCAACTGTTCTTGCAAACCTTTCTTCACTTTAAAAATCGCCGGCGATATAACATAATAAATTTTTTCCTTTGCGATTCTTACCATTTCCTCTTGCTGTGGGAGATACCTCACATCAATATCAACGATAATATCTTCCAAAATTTTTATCTCATCCAGCAGATCTTTCTGCATTTTATAATGAGATTCCATGTCATCAACAGTAGAAGGTAAATTTTTGAGTTTCATTTTCTTTTCAGAAATAGAAGTTACTGTTTTTCCCCGAAAATCTTTAGTTTCATTAACTTTGTTCAGGGCATTAATCAAAATATCAGTGTCTTCTTTAGATTGTGTCTTCTCGATGTGGTCAAAGATTTCTTTTGCGGTTCCTTGAGGCGTTGGTTCATTTTTCATGTTGTATTTCTCCTTAAATTTTTTATTTTATCTAATATTAAGATATTTCATCGATTCTAATTTCCTTCGAGTTTAATTTGTTTTCCATGTTGTTCTCCTCTTATTATTTAATTTATTTTTCGGCAGAGCCGGCGGTCGAAAAAATCCGCGCGTTGGACCGACACGCGGCAAAATCTCCGCCGACCTCTGCCATTGGATGACACCTACTCCGCGGTAAGCCGCGCAGCAAAACAGCGGGGCCAGCCGATTGATCGATCGTTTTCCATTCTATTTTCTCCTTTTAGCGAGAGCGAGACGGTGACACCGCCGAATGCCACCGCCCCGCTTAACGACTGACAATGCCGGAAAAAGGCAAAGGATGAAAACCAAAACCGGCGTCGGCAGTTCGTGATTAATTATCACTTCTCATCACCGTTTATTTTATCGCGGGAGCCAAGTTCTCTCGCAAGCCGTAAAATATCGGAATTGCGCCAAACCGCCACTCTTGGGGAAATGTGGATGGGTGGAGGGTATAAGCCTACCTTAATTCCATGAAACCACCCGCTCCGGCTGAACGGCAATATTTCAAGAACTTTGCCTATACGCATAAAACCGGCCTCAAGCATTTCATTGCCTAGATCGCCGCGTTGACATGCGAATTTTAGGAATGCGAACATGAATAAATACGATAAAAGTTTTTTTATAGATTTCATTTTATTCTCCTTTTGATGGTTATCATTGGACTCTAAAATACCTGTTTTATTTTTTTATGCAAGGAAAAAATCATTATAATATTAAATATTTAGGTTAGTTTCTCTCTTTTTTTATCGAAATAATAACCCAAAGCAATTTAACGTTTGATAATTTATATAAAAACAGGCAGGTATTGTATGGTCCTATCAAAGTTCTAATCAGGGGAGGAATGGGAATTAAAAAAGGCCGGACGTGCCGGCCTTTTTTAATGATAATTAAATAATTTCTTCTTTACGTAGATCCTTCAGATGGTTGCGAATGGTTTCGGTTTTCTCATCACGTGCACAACCGTGGAACAAAATATATTTTGTCAATGCAAACCATGCACTATCAACTGTGGTTGTTCGCTCAATTCCGTATTTTTTTAACAATTGTGCCGCCTGTAAGGTGATGATAAGGGGTATTTCTGAAATGGTGGGGGTTATTTTGTATGTTTTGGATTTTAGCGAATTATCAACTATCCGATGCATGAGCATAACAATTCCAGGAAATCCAGCAATGGCTTTGCGTTCGTCATCATTTGCCTTCCACCCTGAAAAAAGATGCCAAAAATGAGGCTGTAGTTTTCTTATTATTTGCTCGATCCTTTTTAAACGTTTCAAAAGACTTTCCATTTCTCTGCGGCGAGTATCGTTTGACATCTCCCTTCTTGCATTTTCAAAAGGTATGCCTCGCTTATAATGATTAACAAGTTTTCCTAATTCAATCTGAAAAGCATCTCGCTGGTCTTTAGTTAAACCTTGTTTACTCATTTTATGATGATGAAATTCTGGTATAGTTCCTTCTGTCATTTGCTTTCCTTTTAGATCTTGCTGATCGAAGATTTACCACCTGAGATAATTTTCAAACCCCGGATTGCCATTGACGAATTGTTGCATCGTGGCAATCTTAATCGCGGACTCTTCGTTTTCTTCACTTTTTTTTCATCATCAAAAATTACTTCATGATCCTCCGTCGATATTGTCCGAACCCTTAAATTACACGTTATGGATATATCCATTAGAGCTAATTCCATTGAATCACCAAAATCTCTTGACGGTACTTCCGATATCTCTGCAAGTTTAAAAATATAATTAAGCGCTTTCACAACCTCATTATAATTATAAACTTCAATATCTTTGTTGTATTTTTTTCCTTCGGAGCGAAAAAAGTTTTCAATCACAACGACCTTTTCCCCATTAAGGTATCTAATCTTCATCGAGTACCTCCTTTATCATTTCTATAATATCCTTACGTTTTATTTACCCTGTTATCTTCTTAAACGGAATAACCTTTGCACCTTGTTTCAATCCGTCCAAATAATCAGCCCATTTCTGCATCATTTTCTTTCGTTCGATAAGGTGTGATGTTCTGTTGTAAGCGCGGCCAAGGGGGTCTTTGACTGCATGAGAAAGCTGATGCTCAATAAGCTCAGGCCTTACTTGCAAGACCTCATCAAGAAGTGTTCGCGCTGTTGCTCTGAAGCCATGCGCGGTCGTTTCGCCCTTTTCAAACCCCATGCGCCTCAGCGCCGCAACAAGGGCATTATCGGACATTGGCCGATCAAAAGAACGGGCTGACGGAAAAATATAGCGGCTTGCACCGGTGAGTTCCTTAATCTCCGTCAATATCTCTATTGCCTGTTTTGACAGTGGCACCAAGTGCGGTTCTTTCATTTTCATTTTACTGGCGGGAATATTCCATTCGGCATTTTCAAAAGATATTTCTTCCCATTCAGCATGACGCAATTCTCCTGGCCTGCAAAAAAGCAAAGGCAAAAGTCTCAACGCACACTTTACAACAAAAGACCCTTGATAGACGTCAATGGCCCGGAGTAGTTCGCCCACTTTTAGCGGTTCGGTGATTGCCGCCATATGACCTTTGTGGGGCGGTGGAATCGCTCCCTTGAGATCAACTGATGGGTCACGATCAGCGCGTCCCGTGGCTACTGAATATCGAAAGATTTGGCTACATGTGCTTCTTACGCGATGGGCGGTATCTAGCGTGCCCCTTAATTCGATGCGGCGCAACACTACCAACAATTCTAAAGCTTTGATCTCTGCTATCGGCCTTGCCCCCATATACGGAAAAACGTCGTGCTCTAATCGTCTTAAAATTCTTTCAGAATGGCTCGGTTTCCATGTGTGCGTATATTTAGCAAACCATTCACGAGCTATGATCTCGAAGGTTTCAGTTGATTCAGTATTTGCTTGCTTTTGCGCCTTACGGAAGGCTCGCGGGTCAATGCCATGTGCTATCTGTGACCTTGCTTCATCGCGTTTTTGCCGCGCGTCAAGAAGGCTTATTTCCGGGTATGCGCCAAAAGCAAGAAGACGAGCTCTACCATCAATTGTATATTTGAAACGCCACAATTTTGAACCGGCCGGTGTGACCAAGAGAAAAAGGCCGTTACCGTCAAACAGCGTCATCGGTTTTGATTGAAGTTTGACTTTCTTAATTTTCGTGTCCGTTAGTGGTACAATTTTTTTAGGCATGCTGATTCCTCCTTTTTTGGTATACGCAATTTTTTTGGGTATACGTTAACCAAAATATATACCAAAAAATCTTGGATTATGTGTTAAAGCTTATAACACGTCTTTGGACTAAAAGCAACAAAAAACCAGCTATTTCTAACTGGTTTTTGTACTTCTTTGGATTTTGTTGGATTATGTCTTGGTGGAGATGAGCGGGATCGAACCGCTGGCCTCTTGAATGCCATTCAAGCGCTCTCCCAGCTGAGCTACACCCCCAATAATACTTCTTGAATTGAGCAGCCCCTTAACATGTGTATTTATGGCTTGTCAACAGTTTTTAGCTTGACTTTTTGCACCCCGTCTATATAATCGCTGACCGTGCCGGAGTGGTGAAACTGGTAGACGCAGGGGACTCAAAATCCCCCGTTCGCAAGGACATCTCGGTTCGATTCCGAGCTCCGGCACCATAATAAATACAGTGGCTTACGTGATTTTAATGATTAGTAAGCCTTTTTTATTTTTCCCATAAAGTTCATTTTATCCCAGTTCTATCCCAGTTTCTAATTTCTACCTCACCATTCCCAAGGCAATAGAAGTCCCCTGCTCTCTCCAGCGGTTCATTGATATTTCATTGACATTCAAGACCGGACTTCGTATAGTTTCCATATCCATGGGTTTCACTAAGAAAAGCGGCGATCTCCAAACCGAATCATTTATGATGCTAAAATCATAAAGCTGAAAGGTTGACAATGGCGCTTATACCATGTCAAAAATGTAAAATTTCAATCAATGACACTGTAGATATATGTCCTTATTGTGGATATAAAGTTAATCCAGATCATGTTAAAAAAACAAAAATACAGAAAAAAGGATTGCTAATTACAATAGTTATTTCACTTATCTTAGCTTGTTTTCTTGCTTATTATTCTTCCGATACCCCAAAAACAGAAACTCCCAATTTACCTACGAGAGATCAAGAAGGTACGAACACGCCGGCGGAAACCACCATGCCAGATGATGAAAGGGCCTTTATAAGAGCAGTACAGGAAGCTAGTACCATATATGACACACAACCAAATGAGCTCAAAAAATCTGCCGAGAGAACAGCCCGAGGAAACGCTATAAAAGACGCCCTCCATGGTTCTCGAACTATTCACGCATGGATTGGAACACTGACCGATATGAGAACAAACAGCGATGGTAATGCTATCATCGAAATTCAACTAGACGGAACGAGCATCAGAATCACGACTTGGAATAACGCTCTATCCGACACATTCGATCATACCCTTATCTTCCAGCAGAGCCCCTTGTATTCCTCGATAGCCGGGATGCACAAAGGGCAACGAGTGCTATTCAGCGGCAATTTTCTTCCCTCTCGTGAAAGTGATTATGTGAAAGAAAAAAGCATGACAGAAGAAGGGAGTATGCATGATCCGGAGTTTATTTTCAGATTCGAGAGCGTAGGGGCAAATTTGCTAGCCCGACCCCAGAGTGCCATCGAAAACTCTGACGCGGCTATACATCGGCAACAGGACGATGCCGATGCTTTCAAAAATAAGGAGAGACTTCCACCACTAGATAAATACGTTGGCCAACATCCGCGTGAAATATTAAAAGAGCCGGCCATTGCCAGCAAGTTTCAGTCGCTTCTTTTAGATAAGGAAAGTTATGATATCTTTATGCCCAGGATAGATGTGTCGAGCGGTGTTGAACTCAGAAAAGGGTTTTACGTGGGTGCTGGTTGTTTGCCGCACGCCTGCGGCATCGATGAAGCTGCGTTTACAATTAACAGGAAGACGGGGGAAGCTTATGCTATAATGATCGTCGATGGTAAACAAATAACATGGTACGGCGTAAAAGACGCGTCAACTTTACCGGCACCTCTTTTAAAATGGTTTAATGAACGTAATGGGCCATCCGTCGTTGCTGTTGGAGGTCAATAAATGAATACGAAAGAGCAAGATCGACAATTGGGCCGGTATATTAATGCTCATATGTAAATTTTATTATAGCCTAGATTTTGATTCACTAACCCCATTTTACACCTTTTAATAAAAATAAGGGGGCTCACCCACATGATCTGGTTTATCGTAGCGATAGCGGTTGCGTATGCGTTTTGGCTATTCAGTAAAACCAAGAAGAACCCCTCCGTTCCTACATTTAAAAAAGCTACCGAATCAATGGGAATAGATATCAGTCCGGAGCTTAATGATCCAAAAATCAAACCTATCCTTGTTGCTCATGCAAAGAAAACATGCAATGCAATCGAAAACATTCCGCAACAATATAGAGATAAAGTGGCGAAAGCTGTATTGGATAATTTTTATGGCACGCTTCCCGATGGCCGATCATTGCTGGAACAACTTCAATCTATTTGCCAAATGTCAAAACAAGAAGCAAGGTTAATTGCGACAGATCAAACTAGTAAATTAACAGGCAGATTGAATCAGGCAAGGCAAGAAGACATTGGTGTTGAAGAATATATTTGGCGTACAGTGGGAGGTCAGCGGGTTAGGCCTTCTACCCCGTCAATGGCAAATAGTAACACTTACTGTGATCATTATGAACGGGATGGCAAAAAGTTTAGATGGGATAGACCGCCTCATGGCGGTCATCCCGGCCAGTCGCGTTTGTGTAGATGCCGTGCGGAAGCAGTAATTGATCCTGAAAAAATAGTCAGTAAAGCAACGCGGACATAATAGAAGGGTTGCTCTCTCGTTGGGATAACTCAACAGTCAGTTTTCCGTGACAAATGGGATGCCGTTTTTCACATGCTCAAGCGGCACCATAGCCCAGTCGTCAATTGGCAAAGGTTCAACTTTCTGGTGTGGTTTACTGAAAAGGGCACTATGTTTTTTCATGAAATTGTCCACTCTTTGTCTGAACTGTGGGGAAGCCCATTTTGTAGGCACGCGCTTCTTGGGAAAAAGTTTCTGCCAAGCATATTTATCGGCCCATATTTCATGCACAGCAATCGCAATCCTGTATTCCTCCCATGTAATTTCACCCCGGCCGGCCATAATTATAAAATCAACAGGATGCGTGCCACATAGGTTATGACCGACTTCATGGTAAATTAAAAATTTGTAAATCAAATCTTCGGGGACTTTCCTCCAATCCATGTTGGGGCGTGGTGTATTATGGAATTGTTCAAGATCAATCTTATTTGTGATTTCTATTCTTGCCTTTTCAATTAGGTTCCCTGGTATAAGGCCCAACCTTGAATCTTTGCATACCGGTAAGGACCAAAAATTTAATTCTGCAAAAGCTACCTCTCTAAAATCTTCACTTTTTTTGACGTATAAAGGAAGGCCTGCCTCAGTTTTTGAAATGACAGTAAGTTCTCTCAACATGCCAGGAGTAATGGTGAGTGTCTTAAAGTCTTTCAATTTCTTTTCTCCTTTCATGCGGCCACCTTCTTTATCGGTTCATTAAGGCCATCTATGCCACGCTCTGCTTTCCCTATAAGGTTCTGAGCGTCGCTAATCGATTCAACTATTTCATAAATGATGGTACTCATACCGGCATAAAGATTACTGATATCTTGCTTCTCGATTGTCGTAAAACCTTCTTCCTGTGCTGCAAAATCATTACACGCCTTCAGCACGGTAGCCTTTTCATTGCATTTAAGAAGAATGCCAGACACCTCGGACAGAGCGCTCTTTATTTTATCTTGAGATTCTTTCATGCTTTCACCCCCGCCTGTTGTTTGACTTTCTTTAATAGTGCTTGTGATTTTTCACGATTCTCTTTATCTAACATACCCTCAAGGTATGAATCGATTTCATCGCCGGTGATGTGTTCTTTCCAAAAGGCAATTAACTTGAAAGGATCCCATTCATTTAGTATTTCTCGGAATAGAAAGGAAAACATTGCATATTGACAGATCATTTCACAAAAACCAATCTCTATGTCTGATCTGTCCTCTCTGCGGCGCATATCCAAAACGCAGTCAGTCAAAAGGGGGATGTAATTATTGTCCCGGCATATGTATCTCAGAAATTGGCCAGCATATTGCTTGCCCGTTTCACAGTCTGCAAACCAGTTATCGGTCGGCGTTGTATCCCAAAAATTGTAACTTCTTCCTTGCCGCTTGGCTTCCTTTTTGTCTAGTTTCGTAACGAATGATAATTCTTTTTCATATTCTAAATCGTTTCCAAGTCCCATTTTCACACCTCCATAAAATAAGAAACCCCTGAAGATCTCTCACAGCGCATAAGTGCTGCCTGCAACGTCACCATCACAGGAATCTTCAAGGGCTCTATTAAATAAGTTATTATTCATTTTCCTATGCTTTGAGATTGATTGTTTGCTTGATAGATAGCTATCATGCAAGGTTTCTATTTGTCAAACCTTTTTTTTATGGTATAAGTACCTCGATGAAAGAGAAAAAAATGTTTGCAACCCGAATGGACAAGGACGCATTAAAAAGCTTAAAACTGCTAAGCGTGCACGCTGAAAGGCCTATCAATTCACTTCTGGAGGAGGCCATTCAAGACCTTCTTAAGAAGTACGAAAAGCAAGAGAAAAAAGCATTCATCAAACAACCCCATACATAAGCGCTTCGACCTGACTTATCCACGCGTCGCTGTGCGTGTCGCAAACGTGTGTTAAATTCAAAATTATGTAGCTTCGATTTAGCTGAGAGTTGAGTTCGCTTTCCAGTTTGACAGCAAACCCCGGCTGTAGGCGTGGTTCAAACAAAGATGTTATAGTAATTCCAGTCGCCGTACTTCGGTCAGGCGCTAAAGCTAGCATCGGTTCCGCTCTCAACAAATTCCCGTTTTTAGAACTTATCGTTACCTCTCCACCCAACAGTGGCCCAGCTAGATCATCAGATGCGTAGAATACGTTCTGGTTGATCCACCAAGTGAAACGATATATCCTTGCCAATTCGGTAAGTACCTTCGCCACAGATCCAATGGCGGTATAGCCCTGATTTCCCAAAACGTACTCATCTGATATGGTTATGTTTTTAGTGTCAATTGTAACTCCGGGTAGTCCAGAGGTGCCCGCTTTATTAGAAAGAAGTGATTTTACTATATCACTTATAAGTGTTCCGGGCGCGAACGTAATCGAACAGAATACTTGGTGGCTCCCCCAGTTTGAAAGAACAAACAGTGTCGTTACGATATCAGCACCCTCTCGCTGATGCGTGGCATACAGCATACTTCCGGTAAACACTTCCACAACAGGGGTATTGGCCCAGCCCGCCGATACTCGTACTTTTGCCCCGGATACTTTACTCAACACTCCCCTCAATTCTTTACTCAGATTGTATATCTGAATCGAAGAAGGAATGGCCGCATCCGGTTCCTGTTTGTGAAGGGTGAATTTTATCCGCAACTGTTTGTCAGAGCCGTCTCCGAATAGCTTTACAGAGCTTTCTCCTGCTCCGCCGCCACTCATTTGCCATTCAGGAAGAGAGAATATTTCAACATATACCTGACGGATGAAAGGATTCGTCATGAGATCACCCCCGTAGGCAATACGATATCGACGCCGGGTTGCAACCAATTCACGTGCTGATCTTTGTTCGCATCCACAGGACAAGGCGTAATGCGATAGATAAACTTCTTTGAGTCGAAGCGTTGAGTAATTTCAATCCGCGCTTTTCTTAGATGGCTACCAACATTTATGCGCGTCGCCGAGACAGTACAGCTATATGTGTTAACAGGATCCCCGATACTCCAGCCGATATCGGATATCTTGAAGTTTTCATAATAAGGCCATTGAACCTTTAAGTCTTCGACCACCACTTTACAATGAGATATTGCGGCTTTTCTGCTCCTATCGGTCGTCCTTTTTTCGGTCTCCTTAGAGACATTCCCCAGGTGCATGTCTACCTTATCCACATACTTTTTCATTATTGCGCCCTCCTGATTTGTTATCTTTTTTAATTTTAGGTAAAGACTTAATCATTTCTTCCCGCGTGCATTTTGCCCGTTCAGTGATAATTTCTCACTTATCTCTTCCAACATATAAAGACCCGCAAGCGTAATAGTCTCTATAAGATCAGGTTCGTACTTAAATTTTTTATAATATTTTCCCGCCTTCTTGAATGCCCGACGCATTATCGTATTTTTCTTCTGAGAATTTATTTTAGCCATGTTGATTTCTCCTTTTTTAAAATCATTATCCAACTTTTCGATCGTCAATATTTCGTATCTTCATCATCGGGTAACTGCTCCATAAGCTTTTGACGGTTGGCTCGCGCCCGTTCATCTGCCGAAGCCTGTCTCATCTCCAAGGTGACTCTTTTTGCTCGCTCATCCCAGCTTTCGCCGGTGAGGGAAGAAGCAAAATTAAGATCCCCGCTAAAACCGATTTCACCTTTTTCCGTCCAACCCTCAAACCTTTGGTATGCGAGTTTGATTGCCGCCACATTTTTGTCTTTAATCGCCTCAAAAAGCTTATGATCAGTAAAGGCCAAAAACCGGGCGTACTTTTTGCGCCTGATCTCCAGCGCCTCTTTTTCGATTTGGTCAAGTTCGTCAACAGTAAAAACCTGATATAAATATTGACTTTTTTTATACTTACATATCCGAGTTGCCAGCGTCGAACGATTGACAAACTCATGATCAGGATTGGCAAGGTATTCAACGATTTTTACTCGAGCTGCTTTTTTTGCATTTTTAGCCATTTTTTGTCCCCATTTTGTAATGAAAACTACTCTGCATTTTTAAAAGTCTGTGTCGCTGCATCAAAGCGAAGTTTAATCCTACTGTAATAATTTTGTTTTATTCACAAATCCGATTTCCACAATTGCCGGCTCAACTTCATGCCCCGTTCTGAAATTCTCCATTTCATGCGTTCCTGGCAAATATTTAGGATGCTTCCCTTCTCGCGCGGAAATAACTTCATAAAGTCTTTCAAACTCTTTTTGCTTCCATTTTTGCTCACTATTTTCCATCATACAGAGTTGAGGCCAGCCGCCCATAACCTGAATTACCGAATGAATTACCGGATCATCAAATTTAACACTCTGATAATTTCCGATCCGCGCCACGGAGTTTAATACTTCCAACCAAGCTTCAGTCGCTTTGTTTGCCGCTTTACCGCAAAGAACTTCGCGGAAGTCTGCTGGTTTCGGAAAAAATCTATTTGAATAAATAATCTCTTTAAATGCCGCTTCGCATTGTTCATCCGTAAACGGCTCAAGGACTTTCCAGTATAAATCTTTCATCATATTTGACAATGGCCGGTCGTATATTTCACAAAGTATGGTCATATACTCTTTGTATTTAATTTCATTCTTCATACTGGCGGACTCCACGTATTAAAAGATTCTATGTTTTGGATTGTCTTATCCGAAACTTTACCGGCTAATGGATGTAATTCAGTTTCTTCATCAAGCCATCGCTTGTCATTTAACCATGTTGCAGGCGAAGGTATGTATTTCCCTTTTTCCTTTAGCCACTCTTCGGTTGTTTTTGATTTATCTATTGAGAATATTATTATTTGTAAAAGTTGTTCATCCGGATTAATTTTTAGAAATGCTTTTTCTGCTTTAGGTCTTGCCTTCTTTTTTGGGTAGTGTTGCCAAAATGCGTGAAACGCACTTTCCTTTTCCTTTTCCTTTTCCTTTTCCTTTTCCCTTTCCCTTTCCTGTGATCTCGGTTGTTTCCCCGTTGTTTCTCGGCCATTTCCCTTTTGCTTCACAGGTGGTGCCGGGTATCGGTTAGGCGATAACGCTTCCTTCCCTGTTATTCTCTGGTGACTGGTAAAAGTAGGTATTAAACCGTAATATTTACCATCAACTTCATACTTCATAATAAATTTGGTTTCTAATAAAAGATTTAAAGTTTCTTCCATATCAAAATTAATAAATGGTAAAATATCAAGTTTGATCTGCCGGGGCTTCCACTCAAATCGACCCGACTTGTCACAAAGAGTCAAAATTTCAGCATAAACCAACATTGGGTATTTTCCATGGTGTTTATTTTCTAATTCCTGCAAATCTTCATGTCTGAAAAATTCCGGTTTAATTGTCCTTATTCTCGCCATTGTATCTCCCGCTGTTTATAACAGTTGTGCGTATTTAAGAATCTTTTGGACATTGATAATTCCCTCACCTCTACATCGGTAATTTATCTCAATTCCAGGATGCGTTTGCGGCATTTCATCATCGCGTTTTACCCACTTTTCCTTATTCTCATCATAAATTACAGTGGGATCATCCCAGCGGCATAAACGCCCTTCCATCATGTAGTGGTTCCCGTGCGCCTTATTTCCCTCCGGATATTTCCCGCCAGGCTTACCAACCACCCGCTGATCCTTGACGGTGCGCCACTTATATGTTTCTATTCCTATGGACTGCTGCCTTGCCTGGTTGATATTACCCACAAGCTTATTCGTCTGGTCCCGCGCAATCACACGCGCACGGTTTCTTGAAACTTTGCTCACTGCCTGAATATGATCAAGAAGGCTTCGGCCCTCCGGAAGAGGTTTTCCCACATAATTATCCGCGACGGCCTTCGCAACTTCACCCATGTAGTCTCGCGGAATGGACTTTATCAAGCCAGCAGCTTCCAAACTAGATCCCTGTAATACCAGTTGCATTTCAGGAGTGTCTACCAGCGCCTGAATATCCACGCCCAGGGATTCCTGCAAGCCATGGAACATATTATTTCTGGTTATCTGATCCACTGTGGCCATCCAGCGCCTAAGAATATCATCCGAAACGATATTATATTCGGTCTGCGCTTCATCAAGAACCTTTTCAATCAGGTCTGCAATTTCATAGGCCGGCGCCCCGGCTGCCACCATTTGCTTGATTCTTTCCGTTGCGGGAAACAAAACCTTTTCCCACAATTTATTCATCCGGTTGAGCAGCTCGCGCTCACCACGGGTTTTTGGTGGGCCCATTTTCAATCTTTTTGCCCGTATGCTTCGGCGCATCCGTCTCAAGGATTGTTCAGATATGATTAAAGGCATGGCATTCCCTTACCGTCACCTGACGTTTGAAAAAAATCTTCCTCTCGATGTCCTCTCTTGTCATTGTTTCTGGGTTGGTCATTGCGCGGCCTCACTCTTTTGTTTGCGCCCAGGAACAACCGCACTTCTTTTTTCAAGCCATTTTACAAATTCAGCCACGGGATAAACAATTTTGCGCCCGCAGCGAATCCTTCCTTCCGGGCCCTTACCCGCGCTATCTAAATTGGCCAGGTATTTTTCGGAGATTAATCCGCCCGTAAATTTACCCGCTTCCGTCCGCGCCACAAAAGCACAGGGCCATTTCGCTGATAATTCTGAAAATAAATTTTCCATAAAAACCCCCAAAAGATTTTGTTTCCTTTTAGGGGTTATAATTTCACATAAGATAATAGATGTCCCAGCTACATGTATTTTTAGTCGGTGTTGTCTAAAAAAAATTAAATAGTTGAATATATTGCAGAATAATACTTTAAAACCGACTAAATAAATGGAAGGCACCGACAACTTTATCGATAATATTTTAATGGCTTATTTTATTTATATATCCGGAACCACAAATGAATTAAATAGGAAAAATCGACTATTCAAGAAATTGAAGAATAAAAATTTTATTTCTGGTTATGATTTGAAAATATTTTTACGCCGATTTTATATAGCCTTTGATAATTAGTTCTCTTGATGCCATTGTCTTTGACAATTATTTGGAGTAACTGGCCAATAAAATCACGCTTCTCTTGTCCGGGATTTAAAGTAAATAATTTTTTACTATTTAAATGTTTGCTTTTTATATAGTCATAGTTAGTATGATTTGTTTTTAACTCATTTTTCGCTTGATCCTTCAATTTACTTTCTATATCAAGCCCCCCAAATCCAACTTCCTTTATTTTCTGATAGAGACTTGTCACTTCTCGCCAAACTAACTTTACGATAGCTTCTTCTTCCCCTGGTTTTTGTTGCTTATGTTTTTTTATGGGTTCGGTTTCTTGCACTGCCTCGTTTTTCTTCCTGGATTGAATATTCCTCCAGTTGAGAAGTGCTTCCGGTAACAGCTCGGCCCTTGCAGGAGTAGCGGCAAACCATTCGAGGGCCTCACGGGGACAAAGCATAACGTTCGCAAGAGATCTACCTATCTCTGGGAATAATCTATATTTCCCCATTAGGTCACTGTTTGTCTTACCGTTTTTTTTAATGTGTGTCATGCCTGATAGAATATTTCGCCCTCTTCGGAAAAATGACTCTTTTCCTTGTGCTGCCTCCCAAAGAGCAATACGGACTTTTTCCTCTTCAGGATAGACATCATTAAAAAAATATGGTCCCATAGTTTTATTCGAGGAAGCACGCGCCGGCGCCGGGTTCTTTTTTTCAGCATCTACATATTCATTTACCTTATGAAATACTAATATTTCCACAAAACAAGGTATATCCATAACGGACTTGTCGAACCATCCCCTCCAATACTCACTCCCCGAAGAATCTGCATAGCTATTTTTAAATATTTCATTGCTTGAATAACGATGACAGACAAGATTATTTTTGAATATCGATAAGACGCACGTTAGTCGCTCCTCTTTGCTCTTTTCGCATATTGCTGAAAAATCGATATCGATGCTGACTTTGTCCTTTTTTGGCAGTTCCATTACTCCCGCCCCCTTTGCGGCCCCTGCTTATTATCGGGGGAAAGCGGCCAGGGTTTGCCGCCGTTCAACGCGGTTAATTACTCCGCGCCTATCCCCTTAATTTTTTATAAAAACACCTTATAACTGATATTTAATGCTTTCCCCAGGCGCTTTGCCATTTCTTTGCCGATGGGCCGCTTGCCGTTTTCCATCTCGCTGATATGGCGCTGCGGGATTCCGGTCATATCGGAAAGCTGAATCTGCGTCAAACCTTCCCGGTATCTTGCGCCGGCTAGCGACTTGCCGATTAGCTGTTCTTCGGAACATTCGGGGTAAGCCTCACGCCAGGGGATAGCATCGGACGTATCCAAGAATCCCAGGGGCTTCAAGGTTTCAATGGCCCGCGCCATGTTCACGATAGGGCCGATGAATTTAAGCTCAATTGTTTCAGTATGGTGCTTTTTCGTGTGTGCCTGCATATATCACCTCAATCAGTTTTATCTCTTTGTCCATAACCTCCCATATCGCCACGTAGGTAGGACGGCCCTTTTTCAAGTGGCAATGATAGCGGTTATCTGACAAGGCGCTGAAATTCGGCCAGTCGCCCCGGATAGGCCCGTTTACTTCCATATCCCTTTCCAAGGTTATGAGAAGATTCTGAACTTTCTCCGGTAATTTCCTGACCTGTTTATTCAGCGTTCTTTTTTCTGTGACCGTCCATGTCAT